GTCCAGAACTGGTTTCCAACGCCCAGAAACGCCGGATTCCGGTCGTCGACTACCAATCGATGCCGAAAATCCTCGCGGTGGACCCCGCGCGCTTCGGCGACGACGCCTCGGTCATCACCCTGCGCCAGGGGCTGAAGGTGCACTACCAGATCGAGCTCCAGGGCTTCGACGGACCCGACCTCGCCGGCCGGATCTTCGAGATCGTGCGCTCGCAGGGCATGGTGAAGGACCAGCAGGTGCCCGCCGGGCCGATCTCGTGCATCGTCTACGACGCCATCGGCAACGGCGCCGACCTCGACAGCGCCCTGCGGCGCATGCACGGCCTGCCGCCGCTGATCCCGGTGCAGTGGGGCGTGCCCGCCAGCGACGACCAGCAGTATTTCAACCAGCGCGCCGAGTGCTGGGCCCGCATGCGCGCGTGGCTGGAGCACGGGCAGATCCCGACGAACGACGATCTGGCCAACCAGCTCACGTCGGTGGACTACGGGCACGATGCCCGGGCCCGGATTCAGCTTCAAAGCAAGAAGGACATTCGCCGCAACGGGGGCAAGTCGCCTGACCGCGCAGACTCTCTAGCGCTGAGCCTAATTCCCGACATTATCCGCACCGTGGCCCGCGCTGCGGTCGTGCGCCCGGTAAAACGGCGCACAATAATTTGGACGAGGTAGAACGCCAAAGAAGTTTCGGGTATAATGGCGGGTATGAAAACCGTACCGCCCGAAACCGCAGCCAGGATCGCCGCCTACGTTCGGGCGCACTGGACGTACAACCCTTTGACAGGGGCCGTAAGTGGAAGGGGCGGCAAACCGCTCGGAACCGTCAGCCGCACTAGCGCTTTGGTTGCGCCGGCCTACGCCGATGGGGCACCGCATTCGGTTCTCCTTCACCGCGCCGCGTGGATGCTGCAAACGGGCGAGTGGCCGACCCACGAAGTCGATCACGCGAACGGGGATCGGCTGGACAACCGGTGGTGCAACCTGCGCGAGGCCACGCGGTCTGAAAACCGGACGAACCTCGCCGGGGCTACGGCAAAAGGCCGGCTGCGGGGCGCCACGCCGCACTACAACAGGTTCAAGGCCCAGATCAAGCGGCCCGGTGACAAGGCGCCAACCTACCTCGGCCTGTTTGCCACGGAGCAAGAGGCCCACGATGCCTACTGCGCAGCAAAACGGGCACTGCATCCGTTCAACCCCGAGCAGCGGAAACCTTGACCTCGGCCCCTCCCGGCCCCACAATCGGGGCATCCGGTCAGGGGTGACCGGGTGCTTGTTCGCCTCCTAGGTCAAGCGGTCAGCCGCTTCCTTTCAGCCGCCTTCGGGCGGCTTTTTCTTGCGCGAATCGGCGCCTACCATAGAATCGCGGCATGGCAAACCCGATGGTCCGCTCCCTGGGCTTGCAGCAACTGCTGCAGCGCGACGCCGCGCCGCCCCCGAAGACCACGGATCTGAGCGGCGACGCGCTGGAGTCGGCCCTCGCCTCGCACGTCCGTCTCGCGTGGCAGCGCAACAAGCTCGCCAAGATGCGGATCGACGTGAAGCTGCTGGAGTGCCTGCGCGCCCGCCGCGAGGTCTACAGCGCCGCCCAGCTCTCGCGCATCCAGGCGCAGGGCGGCATGAACATCGTCTGGCACCCGCTCACCGAGATCAAGGCCAAGGCCGCCAGCGCCTGGGTGCGCGAGATCCTCATGCCCGTGGGCGAGCAGCCCTGGGGGCTGGACCCGACGCCCGTGGCCGACCTGCCGACCGAGATCAAGGCCGGCGTGGTCACCAAGGCCCTCACGCAGGCGCAGCAGGCCATGCAGCAGGCGGCGCAGGCCGGCGCCGTGATGGACGTGGACGAGTTCCGCGGCCTCGTGCGCGAGCTCGGCGAGAAGCTGCGCGACGACGCGGAAGTCACCATGAAGAAGGCTGCCGAGAAGCGGGCCAAGCGCATGGAGAAGGTCATCGCCGACCGGCTCGCCGAAGGCGGCTTCGAGACCGCGATGGACGCCTTCATCGAGGACTTCGTGACCTACCCGGCCGCCGTCATCGAGGGGCCGATCTACGTCCGCAAGAAGAAGCTCTCGTGGGGCGCGGGCTTCACGCCCAAGGTCACCAACAACCCGGTGCCCACGTTCCAGCACGTCAGCCCCTTCGACACCTACCCGGCCCCCGGCGCCAAGAGCCCGCAGCACGGCGACTTCGTGGTGCGCAAGCGGTTCCGCCGCGAAGAGCTCTACGACCTCAAGGGCATGCCCGGCTACAAGGACGACCAGATCGACGAGGCCCTGCGCGCCTACTCCAACGGGCACTTGGAGGGCTGGCTCTGGACCGAATCCGAGCGCCAGCGCCTGGAGCAGGAGACCCTGTTCATGTACCTGAGCCCGCCCGGGGTGATCGACGCCCTGAGCTATTGGGGCTCGGTGCCGGGCTGGAAGCTCAAGTCCTGGGGCGTGGATTCGGACTTGGACGACACGCGCGACTACGAGTGCAACGTGCTGCTGTGCGGCCGCTTCGTGCTCTACGCCACCCTGAACCCCAACCCGCTGGGCGCGCGCCCGTTCCGCAAGGCCTGCTTCGACGAGATGCCGGGCAGCTTCTGGGGCCGCAGCATCCCGGATCTGGCCAGCACGCCGCAGCAGATGTGCAACGCCATCGCCTGCGCCTTCGCCGACAACATGGGCATCAGCTCGGGCCCGCAGGTCTGGGTGCACGCCGACCGGTTCGCCGACGGCGAGCAGTCGATGGAGATGTTCCCCTGGAAAATCTGGCAGCTCAAGAGCGACCCGACCCAGGGCGTGAACCCCGGCATCGGCTTCTTTCAGCCGCCCAACAACGCCGAGCTTCTGCTGGCCTCGCTGGAGAAGTGGGAGCTGCGCGCCGATGACGCGACCGGCGTGCCCCGCTACACCTACGGCAACGAGCGCGCCGGCGGCAGCGCCGACACGGCCAGCGGCCTGTCCATGCTGATGACGAACGCGGCCAAGGGCCTGCGCCGTGGCATCGCCAACGCCGACATCAACGTCATCGGCCCGTGCATCGAGGACCTGTTCGTCGGGGAGATGCTCTACAACCCCGACCACTCGATCAAGGGTGACTGCGTGGTCACGCCGCGTGGCGCGGCCGCCATCCTGATCCGCGAGTCGGCGCAGCAGCGGCGCATCCAGTTCCTGGGCATGACGGCCAACCCGATCGACGCGCAGATCATCACGGCCAAGTACCGCGCCGAGCTCCTGCGCGAGACCGCCGCGGCCATGGAACTGCCGGTCGACGACGTGGTGCCCTCGGACGAGGAACTGGCCAAGCAGATGGCCGCCCAGCAGCAGGCCATGAAAGCCCAGCAGCAGGCGGCGCAGCAACAGCAGCAGGCGGTGCTCGACAACAAGGTGCAGATCGAGCAGATGCGCCAAGAGGGCAAAATGCAGCACGAAGAGATGAAGGCCCAGGCCAGCATCATCGGCGACGTGGTGCGCGACGCGGTGGCACAGGCCATGGGCATGCACCAGCAGGCACAGGCACAGGCGCAGCAACAGCAGGCCAGCAAGCCCAAGTCGCTGCGGTATTCCTATGACGACGCGGGCCGCATCAGCGGCGCCAGCGTGGAGTGAACATGGACGGCGGCACCTTCTACGACACGGGTATCGAGGGCATCGTGGACCAGACCCTGGCCTGGACCCGCGACGAGATCCGCGTGTGCCTGCTGCGCAAGGGCTACGGCTTCAACCCGGCCCACACCACCCTGGCGGATGTCGTGGCCAACGCGGCGGGGTTCAGCGACGTGCTGACCGGGCGCCGCGTGCAGGGGCGTAACATGCACGCCGACGACACCGCCGTGCTGGCCACGGCCAACGCGCCGGTGAACCAGATCGTGGTCTACCGGGCCGGCCGCACGCCCAGCACTGCCCGGCTGGTGCTGCACACCTACTTCCCCGAGATCAAGCCCCTGGTCGGGCAACTGGTCGAGGTCCCTTGGCCCGAGGGCGTCGTGGCCACCTTCTGAGGAACCGGGCACATGCTCATCCAGACCCAACCCACCAACCTCGGCTACCTGATGAAGGACGGCCGGCCGGCCGGCGGCGCGCTGCTGGAGCGGGCCACCTACACCTGCACGCACTGCAGCGCCGTCGTGGTCATGAACCCCGACCGCACGCGCGAGCGGTACAAGTGCCGCGGCTGCAACCACCTGATCTGCGACGGTTGCGCGGCCCTGCGCGCAGCCGGCGGCCCGTGCCACACGGTCCAGCAGAAGTACGACGAATCCTGCGTGGCGGCCGAGCAAGGCCTGCTCTACGACCCGTTCTCCCCCGT